GGCAATATAGTATTCCAAGTAGATACTCAAAAAATAGAATATACAATTCCATACACAGATAAAGCATTTCATGTTGTGGCAATATATACAAGCTCTTCTCTATCTCTTTATATAAATAATGTTCTTGAGGTTACTAAATTAATAAACAGCAACCCATTTACTAGAGACTCAGTAAATTTTAAAACAGGTCCATGCGGAATCGGACAATATTTTATTATAAATAGTGTTGCAGTATATAGATATGCCTTATCTCAAAATCAAATTAATAATCATTACAATGATGCAAAATCAATAAGACCATCTCAATTAATTGAATCAAATGGTGGAGAATGGTTTAATCTTTATGATGATAATTCCAGGCTAGCCTATCAATATGCCTGGCCATCTAATAAAGCATGGGAACTTTTTTTAACTGATGATTTATATTTTGATTCAGAAAAACAATTTATATCTATTATAAAAACAGAGACGCTTGAAGAAAAAACAGTAGTAATAGAAGATGAAATCGTTTTGCCAGGAAATACTATGGACTCATCTAAAATAGAATGGGACGGAAACAACGGGATAGTTGTAGAGACTAGCGATGACGGTATAACATATATTCAATGTAATAATGGAGATGAAATTCCGCAATATCAATCTGACAACTTTAGCGAAGAAAGAAGATTATTTATAAGAGTTACAATGTCTACGTTAGATTCAAGTAGATATAATCCTAGGTTAAATTATTTAATTGTTAAGTTTTATAATAATATGAAAAAGATGGCCGTTAATGGACCATCATATATTACTCCAGAAGATGGATCTTTTATCTTGGGGCGGGTCAGCTCAGAGATCCTACAGAGAGACTCTAGAAACGGTTTAAAGGCCAATACAGGCTCCAGCTTTAAAATAACTACCGCAGATAACATAAACACAATAGAATTCTTCTACACCCCATACAGCCTTTCTGAGGCGGGATCAATAATATTCGCTGGAACTACATTATTATCCTGGAATTCAAATGGGGATATAGCCAGAGCAAATATAGAAGAGATATATGTAAATAATTATACTAAAACAGGCGAAAACAATATTAAAGATATATTGACCGAAGGGGATCTAAATTATGTCGTTTTGACATTTATGGAGCCAATTACGGGAGAGATTATTATGAATGGTTCTTCTATCGGCGGCGGCACTTCGGGTTTATATCAAAATATTGCATTATATGAATATCAATTTACTGCATTAGATGCATTAACTAATTATAATCTATATAGATACGGTGACGTATATATTCTATTTGACCTATCTAATTCGTCTATGACTTTGACAGAATCTTCTGTGGAGGCATATGATTTAGAATGGGAAAAGACAAATAACCAGTAGTTTTGTCATTGTACTGACAAAAGCCTAGACTTGAGACCCTGAAAGTGGTAAAATAGTAACCTATGGAAATTAAAAAGATTGGATCTAAAATAAAGACTGGTGAAACCAGGCTTGGAGTATATGTTTGGGAAATGCCAGACGGACGCTGGATAGGTGATGATGATCAAAATTTCTTATCAATTCAGTCAATGTACGGAGATCTATCTAGAATAAACTTATTGGCTCAAGCAGTAAGAAGCTACGGAATTGATGAAGGAAAACCTAAATTTTTAGAAGGTAGCCGACAAATAGATGATGAAGAATTCCAGCGCCAAAAAACAAGACTTGCCCTAGGACTAGTTCCAGACGAATTAGATATAGGGGTATATAAAGATGAAATGAAAAAGTTGGGTAAGAAATGATTCAGTACGAAGAAGATACTCCAGAACAAGATATTCAAATATCTAATGTAGCAGATTGGATGAAATTTAATTCTCCATCAATTAATAATAATCAAGATCCATTTTCCATAGAAGGTGAAGATGTTCTAAAGTTATCTGGACTAAGTCCCGCCATGAGAAGAAAAGTTAGCAGAGATATACAGAAAAAATTTACTGGAACAGAGGGGACAGGGACGCAGCAGCTTTTAATACAACAGGCAGTAAGTGGGTACGCTTTATTTGACTTAGTAATGCCAGAATACAACTTAGACTATTTGTCTACTATTTATGAAATATCTCCATATAACTATGCTGCTATAAATGCTAAAGTTGCAAACATTGTTGGATTAGGTTTTGATTTTATAGAAACTAAAAAGACAAATGATTTATTAGATGATATAGAAGATGAGAAGCAGCTAGAAAGAGCACGTAGAAAGCTAAGTAGGATTAGACAAGATTTACATGAGTGGCTAGAGGATTGTAATGAAGAAGAAACATTTAAAGAAACATTAATTAAATTTTATACAGACGTAGAAGCAACAGGAAATGGTTATTTAGAAGTTGGTAGAACCACCGCTGGAAAGATAGGATATATTGGCCATATTCCTTCTAAAACTATGCGTGTCAGAAGATTAAGAGATGGCTTTGTTCAATTACTTTATGGTAAGGCAGTATTCTTCCGTAATTTTGGTGATCAAGAAACAGACAATCCAATTGCGGGTGCTACTGATAGGCCAAATGAAATTATTCATCTTAAAAAGTATACTCCAAAGAATAACTACTATGGAATTCCAGACATTATAGCGGCTCAAAACGCCATGGCTGGAAACGAATTTGCTGGAAAATACAACTTAGATTATTTCGAAAATAAGGCAGTGCCAAGATATATAATTACTGTTAAAGGGGCAAAACTTTCTCCAGAGTCTGAAAGAAAGTTATTAGAATTTTTCCAAGTTGGATTGAGGGGCAAGAATCATAGATCCTTGTATATCCCTCTTCCAGCCGATTCGCCAGATTCTAAAGTTGAATTTAAGATGGAGCCAATTGAAGCAGGTGCTCAAGAATCCTCATTTAATATATATCGTCAATCAAATAGAGATGAAATATTGATGGCTCATAGAGTTCCAATTAATAAAATTGGAACCCCCGCTGGAATTAATTTAGCAGCAGCAAGAGATGCCGATAAGACATTTAAAGAACAGGTATGCAGGCCAGCACAAGAGAATTTAGAAAAGAAATTAAATAAAATTATTAGAGAAATGACCGATGCTTTAGAAATTAGATTTAATGAATTAAGTCTAACTGACGAAGATACTCAGTCTAAAATTGATGAAAGATATTTAAGAATGCAGGTAATTACGCCTAATGAAATTAGAATTAGAAAAGGTATGGTGCCATTAGAGGGTGGAGATGAAGTAGTTGATTTAGCTGCAAAGGCTGCAGAAATTAAAGCCCAAGCAATGCAAAGCAGAACTAGGGATCAAGAAAGGTCCGCAAATTCCCCAGATAATTCTGGGGAGGGCAGAAATGCAAAAGGCGACGGCAGACAAGTCGAGTAGTCCTACTCAACTGATTATTTGCCTTTAGATATATAAAAGCCTATAATATACACATATGACCATTGAAAAATCACATTGGTCTTCTGAAGGAAATGTTATTAATTTATCAGTTCCTTTCACGAAGGTCAACAGAGAAAAAAGAACAGTCTCAGGGTTCGCAACATTAGACAACCTTGACCAGACTGGTGATGTTGTCACGATGGAAGCGAGCATGAAAGCTTTTGAAAATTTCCGTGGCAATCTAAGAGAAATGCATCAACCAACTGCAGTTGGCAAAGTTGTTTCATTTAGACCAGAAACATACTATGATCCAAAATCAAAAGAATTTTACAACGGTGTTTATGTAGATGCATATATTTCAAAAGGCGCACAAGATACTTGGGAAAAGGTATTAGATGGAACACTACAAGGATTTTCAATAGGCGGAAAAATTATAGATTCAGAAACAGAAATGAACAAAGCAACAGGAGAATCTGTTCGCTTTATTAAGGATTACTCACTTGTTGAATTATCAATAGTAGATTCTCCAGCAAATGAACTCTGCAACATTTTGTCAATTGAAAAAGTCAATGGTCAAATGATTTTCAAAGGCATTGCAGCAGATGTAAAGATGGAAAATATTTTTTATTGTGCAGATAGCGATTCTGTATTTATGTCAACAGAAGCTGAGTATATTTCACC